TCCTTTACTCTTTGCTTCATACTCCTTTTTGATGCGCTAAAGTTATCCTCTAGTCCTTTGGCTAAAAATCCGGCTCTAAACGCATCCGCCGACATCGGAATAGGCCGACCAAGCGAATCTGTGGACTCTTGGAACTCTGGCTTTCCGGTATTCACAACCTCATCTTGAGACTCAACGTAAATAATTACGCATCGGCAGTTTATGACGTTAGCAGCTCCTCCGGCTGGATCACCTACATATTTCATTACTGAACCGTTGGGCATCGTAAACCCTTCATCCATGCCTACTTTTTTACCGCTCATTGCAGCATGGGCTGACCGCGTTCTGGCATCAGAAGTGGCTTGCCATTGCTTCATCATCTGGATGCCATAGGTTTTAGATATGTCGCTGTGATAGGAAAAGTTGGCTGAACCAACAGCGCTATGGGTCTCTGTTCTTGCTATTAGCGCCGCCCTGTTACGGCTAATGGGTCCAAAATCTTTTACTATGCTCTTTGCAATACCGTCTACACCTACTCCGTCATTCCTTAAAATATTTACACGATCCAAAATGTCCTTACTGTAATGAGTCGCAGCAAGACGCATATATTCAGCGCGTTCTCTAAACATTTTATTAACGTGTATTTGAAATTCTGCTGATTCCTCAAAGTCAAAACCAACAGCCGCCTTTTGGTTTACTTTGTATTTATCAAGGTTTAGGGAATATACGGTGCTGAATACGCGCTGTATCTGAGTTTTAAGGGTAGCGTTCAACTCATTGTTTAATCTTAGCGAAACACGCCCATAATCAGGCTCAATGCCATTCTTGATGTCATCGGCAACTATAAGGGTTGTTTTCTTTAGCGCAGAAGAGACTTTTTTCTGGAAGTTGCGACTCAGGCTCCTTGTTAGCCTGTGCTGCTGAGATAAGTACCGTCTGGCGTTGACTCGGCCTTGACGGAAATCAACTAAGGCTTTAAGCCCATTTGTGAGTTTTTTTACCGCCCCAGTATTCAACAGCGTGTCCTTCATTGATGAGCATGGAACAAATATTCTTGCCGTCTTTCTTGGTTAGAGGGATGCCCAGTATGCGGCCATATTTGCCCCTTCCAAGCGATTGAAGCAAGATTTCTTCCCCGCACAACTCCCTTAATCGCTCCTTGGCAGCTAGACCCATTACCTTTTCTTTTTTGTTGCGAGTCCTGCTTTCTGGGGTGTCTATTCCTGCGAGCCTAACTCGCTGTTTTATAAGGATAATTTTAAAGCCAAGGTCTAAGTTTATATCTATGGTGTCGCCATCAACAATTCTGTCTATTTTTGCAACGTAATAAAAAGGCTGAGTCATGATTTAACGATCCCCCATTTCTTTATTTCCAGTTTTTGTGCGGCCTCCAATATGGTCTTTTTCATTCCTTTCTCCCCAAGGCCAGTGTTAATGACTCCCCATTTGACCAAATCCATCACTTCTTCAAGCGCGATGCCGTTAGAAGTAAGACCTCCGTTATGCTTAACGCATCTTTCTTCCCGCCTTTTAATCCACTCTCTTACCTCGGATGCCTGTGACCCCTGCCTTGCTTTAGACCATTGGCTATAAGCATGGTTACTAGCCTCATCCCCTTTTTTCCAGAGCAGTTTTCCGGCTTTTGATTCGTCTTTCGCCATTACTTCCGCAAACTTATAATCAAACTGCGGGAAGTTGCTGTTTTTTAAAGATATTGTTTTGTTCTGCCCTGCTGACGGGAAGTTGGTTATATTTTCCTCTTCTTCCTCTTCTTCCTCCTCGTACTGGGCTATATCGTCCTCATCGTCCACTCTTTCAGGCTCCGGCGGTGGTCCTTCGTTTAAAGGAAACAGATTAGCAGGAACCAGCAAGTCATCGGCTCCTTCCATCGGGTTAAGCCCAACCAGCTCTCGCGCTTCGTTGCGAGTCATGATTCCTTTATCTACAGCCCCTATTACGTTTTCATAGATAAGCCGCCTTCTTTCTGATAAAGCTGGTATTTTATCAATGTCGTATTCAAATTTGAAATCTTCATTAAACTGCGGAACCAGCCACTCGTTTAAGTCAGACTCTACTTTTCTTAAATAGGGAATGATTGTTTCCTCATAAAGCGCCAATCTTGCCTCTGCTACGTTGCTGTAGGTTTGGGCATCCGGCACTCCGACTAACTGGCTCGGAACCCCAAAACACATCGCAATGTCAGTGGCGCTCATGTGTTTTAGGTTGAGAAAGTCCATATCTTTTGGAGAAAGGCCCATTTCTTTCCAATCAAAGTCTCCTTCCAACAGCATAGGTCTGCCAGCGTTCTTGCTGCCTGTAAAGCGGGTATTTAGATCAGTGAGTAACTGCTGTCGCTGAGAATCAGAGAGCTGCATTTGATAACCCGCATCATCTTGCGGCTTGAATACTACCGCCCCGCTTGGTCTTGCTCCATTTTCTAACAGATTGATATTGTGCTTTGTGGCTGAATTGTGCTGATCAACCTCCATAGCTGCCGCTGTTAGAGGAGAGCAGCCGTAATAATCATCCATAGGATGCCATAACTTAACTTGCTTCAGCTCTGAAAACCCAGTGTCTTGGTCTACTTCATAGGATGCCTTTAGGCTCCCATTTACACGATATTCATATATTTCAGGGAATACACTGCCCCCTTTGCCTTTAATCTCTATTCTATCCGGCCTTAAAAGATGTAGCTCTTTAGGCACTCCCCTTGCCCCAGCAACCTTGAGTATGTAAGCGTTCCCGCTCAATAACAGATACCCATAGAGAGCAGTAAAGAACTCAGAATAGCTTTGCTGAGGATTTGGCCTATCAAGCAAAGAAATAACAGGATGGCTTTCTAAAGCGTCATCGCCAGACTTTAGGACAAACGGAACAGATGAAGCGCCTTTTGAAATTTCGTTGACACAGCGATAAACAATAGCATTCCTTAAATACCCTTCCCGCGCCAAGTCCTCGTACTGAAACATTTTGGTAGTTGTTGACCCAACCCCGAAATACCCAACCATTGCTCCAGCCTGTTTCAAATCCATCGCTGGTTTGCGCCGGAACCTGTTTAACATATCTTCAAATAGAGCCATTAGCTGATTCTCCAAGAAATCGCGCCCCGCGATTTGCTTAATTCAGACAGCCCCCAGACCAAGGCATCAAGCCTGTCCGGTGACGGTTTTGGTCTATCACCTGTGTAAGTACACATCTGAGTCTCAAGCTCTGGGAAAACACCTATGTGGTGGACTTTCCCTTGCTCGTACAGTGCCGCTATTGGCTCTGCTCTGACCATCTTCCCTCTGGTTGCGTGAACAGACTTGTATCTTGCTTTTTCATCAATGGTTCGTATCAACTTCCCCACTAGATCACCCCCATTGTTTACTTCCGCTACAATCTTATCGGCATCATACTTATAATAAAGCTCAACCGCTTTTCTGCCCCATTGATCAGGCGAGTATTGGCCTGAATTATCTTCAAGGACATAATACGCATTCTCCGCGTCTTTTCCCACTACAACCAAGCCCGTCTCATCTGAGTCGCTGTGTGACGTAACCGCTGGATCAATAGCTACCAGTACGTTGGTAAGAGTTTCCTCATCTACAGTTTTCAGTCTCTTGTTTTCTATGATTGAGGGCTTCCATAATGCGCCCTCCATTGCATCAATGACTTCTGCGTATAATTCTTGCCGCCCTAAAGTCGTACCTTCGTATCTCTCCTTCAGCATATTAAGAGTAGATGCAGCCAGATTCTCCTCGTTCTCAAAGGTTGTTCCTGTGGTTAAGAGGCAATCATTTCTTTCCATAAGCTGCCTTATCAGGGGTGTCGGTTTCGGCGTGGTAGTTATTACGCACCGTGGCTGCTCCCCCAGACGCAAGGCAAACATTAATTGGTCAAATGCTTCTGGATACCTCCAAGATGCAAGCTCATCACACCAAGCCCTATGAAATTGCGGACCCCTTAATCTATCAGGCTCAGTAGCACTAAACCCCATTATCTTTGATCCGTTAAACAACCTTATCTCTGATGCAGTCGCATTGTAACCCTGCCCCCTTCCATTCATAA